TGGGTATTACCATCCCCGAAGAAAGGTGGAACGAATGACGCTAACCGAAGTAACCCATAAGCAAACCGAACAACTGTCTGACGTGGACGACCTGATAGCGGCTGCCCTGGTGTATGCCCGTATCGCTGACGATATGGACCAGCGGGCCGGCGATCAGATCAAAGCTGTCACCGAATGGCGGGTGGTCATGCAGGATATTTACGGCCGCATGGTGGAACAGAATTTGCAGGCGAACGCGTGGGCGAATCAGTCGCTACGGTCGGCGTAGCCGCCGGCTGGCACACCACTAGGGCGCCAGGTAGCCGAACTTTCGGCACCGGCGCTAGGGAACTGCTGTCACAGGTCGGTATTAACCTGTTCGATTGGCAGGCCGAAGTGTTGGACCAATGGCTAGAAGTCGATCACGAAGACCGGTTACTGCGCCAAACGGGTGTCCTGATTTGCCCGCGTCGTAACGGTAAAACCGCGTTGATCGCGGCCCGGTGCCTGCTGGGGATGTTGCACCTGGGGGAGTTGCGGATCACGTACAGCAGTCACCGCATGGACACGTCGCAGGAAGTGTTTACGACGATGGTGCAACTGCTGGAAACACCCCTGTTGCGGGATTACGTGAAGCATATTTACCGCGCCCACGGTAAGGAATCCATCACCTTGACCAATGGCGCCCGGTTCAGTATCCGCACCCGAACATCGTCTGGTGGTCGCGGGTTAGAGACTGACCTGCTGGTGTTGGACGAAGCCCTAGAACTGTCCGACGACTCTGTAGCGGCGCTGGTGCCATTGACGGCGAAAGCGTCAGCGCAGGGACGCGGGCAGGTGCTGTACGCGTCAAGTGCCGGCCACGCTGAAAGCCTGGTCCTGATTGCGCTACGGGACAGGGGCCGGGAGCTGGCCGGCACGCCAGGCGGCGGTATCGCCTACCACGAATTCGGGGCCGAACGGGACGCGCCGATAGATGACGTGCAAACGTGGTGGGACGCCAACCCGTCACTAGGTACCGCGATCCTGACCGAAGACTTCCTACGTAACGCCAGGGCGAGAATGTCAGCCGAAGCGTTCGGCCGGGAACACCTGGGCTGGTGGTCAGACACCGGTGACCTGCCCGTGATCGACCCCGCAGAATGGCAAGCCCTAGCGATAGGCACACCACCCGAACCCGCCGACGCGATCAGGTGGGCCGCGTTCGACATAGCGCCCGAACTGACCATGGCCCGCCTGCTGGTGTTCTACCGCGACGAACAGGGCCGAATCATCGTCGCGTGCGTTGATTCGGTGAACGAACCCGACGGCCTAGACGTGGACGCTTACGCCCGCCGCCTGCTAGGGCTACTAGACACCCACCAGCCCGAAATAGTCGGTTACGACAAGCTCACCGGGTCATACCCAGCGCAACTGCTATCCGGCCACGGCTGGAAAGACCGCCTACGCCACCTGACCGGCGCCGGCCATTCCAGCGGCCTACACGCCCTAGTTTCAGCGGTGAAGACCGGGCAGATACGGCACGACGGTCACCCCGACGTAGCCGAAGACCTGGAACGCGCCACCGGTAAACCATTCGCTGACGGGGGCCGGGTGTTCAGCCGTAAGACCAGCGAGATAGCCGGGCCGATCCCGTCAGCGGTCGCCCTAGCCGCCGGCATGTACGCCGCCGGGGATAAGACCCTAGGACTAGCCGGCTAATGTAACGGTTATGTCGCAAAAAACGCACCGACCGGCCCGAAAACGGACAAATGGTGTGTTTGCCTGTGGATAACTGCGACACAAAACGGGCAAAATTACAAACGTGGCATTTCTGCGATCCACCCGCACAACGCAGGCGTTCGACCGCGTAACGGCGTCCCAAACCCCTGACACCATCGCGCCCGAAACACCGCTAGCCGGTGTCGGCCTGAACCCCGACGGCACCCTGTATTACATCGACGATATGCCGGTGCCGCGCTACCAGGCCGAACAGGTGCCCGCGTACTGGCGTGCCAAGACCCTTATCGCGGGCAGCCTGGGCGAACTGCAATTCAGGCAACTGAACAGTAAAGGCGTGCAGCTGCCGACAATCCCATTCCTGCGGCAGCCCGACCCCGGCCGGGTGCGTAGCGCGATCCTGGCCGACACGTTCCACGACCTATGCGACTACGGCGTGGCGTATTGGTACAACGAAGACTGGAACAGCGAAGACGGCTGGCGGTACAACGACGCCGACCGAACCCGCCGTAAGCACAAGGCCGTCCGTTACCTGCCAATAGAAGACGTGCTGGAAGTACGCGACAAGTCCTACGTAATCAACGTCGAAGGCGAAGGCGTCACCGTCCCCAGCTACGCCGTGATCGCGTTCGAGTGTCGGGCGGGGGACTGGCTACGCAAAGGCGCCAGGGCTATCACCACGGCGCGGCTGTTGGAAGACGCCGCCAGGAAGTACGCCGGCAGCCCCGCCCCGAACATGCTGTTACGCAACACCGGCCCGCGTAAGACACCCGAACAGGTTGCCGAACTATTGGACGCCCTGGAATTGGGGAAGCGGTCACGGTCAGCGGTCTATTTGGGCCGTGACCTGGAACTAGAAACATCAGGTTTCGACGCCACCCAAATCGCATTGTCAGACGCCCGTGGTACAGCGATCCTAGATATCGCCCGCGTGACCGGTGTGCCGTGCCTGTACCTGTTCCAGGGACCAAATGACGCCAGCATGACGTACAGCAATATGTTAATGCAGCGGCTGGATTTGCACGCCGCCATGCTTCCTTACGCCACCGCTGTCGCGCAGCGCCTAAGCCTGGACGACGTGACCGGTGAAGGCGCAACAGTCGAAGTGGACTTTAGCGACTTCCTACGCGTTGATCCCACCATGCGGGCCGACCTGTACCAGCGGCTGATTCCGTTGGGCGTGATGACGGTGGACGAAGCCCGCGCCATGGAAAACCTAGCCGGCGATCCCGAAAGCGAGAAAAGCGCCGGCCGTGAACTGTCCATAGCCGAAGTCGTGCAGAAGGTTTACCTAGGCGTCGGCAAGGTCTTAACCGTGGACGAAGCCCGGCAGATCGTGAACCAGGCCGGCGCTGATTTACCGATACCAGGGCCAGACAACTTAGGAAGTGGCACCGAATGAAACTAACCTTTCACACACCCCTGACAGCGGCCGACACGAAGCGCCGCACCATCGCCGGCCGCGTCGTGACGTGGGACGAAGTAGGCAACACCAGCGGCGGCCCCGCGAAGTTCGCCGCCGGCAGCCTTACCGCAGCTGACGACGTGGTACTGCGGCTAGAGCATGACCGCACCCGGCCCATCGGCCGCGCCCTGTCCCTGGCCGAAGGCCGGGAAGGGATCGACGCCGTGTTTAGCGTCGCCACCACTAGCGCCGGAAATGACGCCCTGGTGGAAGCGTCCGAAGGTTACCGGAACGGCCTAAGTGTCGGCGTCCTAGTGGTGGAAAGCCACGTGGACGACGACGGCACCGTAGTCATTACGGCCGGTGACCTGGAAGAAGTTTCGCTGGTGACACACCCGGCGATTGACAGCGCCCGCGTAACCGACGTGGCCGCTAGTGAGCAGCCCGAAGAAACAGAACCCGAACCCGAAGAAACACCCGAACCCATCGCAGCAGAACAGGAAGAACCCATGACCGAAGTTACCGAAGACGCCCCCGTGGTGGAGGCAGCCCGACCGGTTGCCACCGTCGCGCCCCGCGTGCAGTTGAGCGACTACAACGTAGGCACGTACCTGGAATTGGCTATCCGCGCCGCTAAGGGTGAGCGCGAAGCCATGAACACGATCACGGCAGCAGATCAGACGCTGGCCGACAACCCCGGTATCGTCCCCGAACCCATCGTGGGCGAGCTTATTAACATCATTGACGCGTCGCGGCCGATTATTAACAGCAGCCGCCGCCTGCCAATGCCGTCGGCTGGTAAGACGTTCCAGCGCCCCATCGTGAACCAGCACACCATCGTCGCTGAGCAGGCCGCAGAACTGGACGCCCTGGCGTCGCAGGATATGAAGATTGACGCCCTGACGGTGACGAAGGGAACCTACGGCGGCCAGATTCGCGTTTCTTTTCAGGACCGCGACTGGACCAGCCCGGCGATCCTGGGGATTCTGTCCCAAGACCTTTCGACGCAGTACGCACGGCAAACCGAGAGTGTCGCAGCAGCTAGCCTGGAAGCCGGCGCCACCGGTGCAGTTTCCGGCGCAGCGGGCGCGGCCGGTTTCCGTTCAGCGGTGTACGAAGCGGCCGGCAACGTGAAGGTTGCCACCGGTCTTATGCCGAACGTCATGTACGTATCCCCAGACCAGTGGGAGATGATCGGCGGCCTTGCCGACACCACCGGCCGGCCCCTGTACCCGTACCTGTCACCGGTGAACGCCGACGGGCAACTGCGCCCGACAACGTGGGAAGGCAACCCGCTGGGGATTTCCCTGGTCGTGTCTGCTGACCTGACCGCCGGCACCATCATCGTCGGTAACAGCCGTTTCTTTGAGACATACGAAAACGGCGCCGTCCAGTTGTCCGTCACCGACCCGTCCGTGCTGGGCGTCACCATGGCGGTTTACGGCTACTACACCGACCTAGTGACAGTTGGCGACGCGTTCCAGGTCATCACCCTGGCGTAACTGAACTGCCGGCCTAGGTTTACCCGTTTCCTAGGTCGGCCCCCCGAGGGGGCCAGGGCGTCGAAACCCTGGCCCCCGCACAGGAAGGAATTAGCGGTGTACGTGACGGCGTTGGACGTTTCGGTGATCCTGGGGCAACCCGTGAACGCGAGCATCACCGAAGCTGCCGAAACCGCTGACGCGATCCTGGTCGAATACCTGGACGCTGATAAGGCCGACTACGCGAGCGCACCCCGACCGGTCACCGAAGCCGGCGCCCAAATGGCCGTGAACATTCTGCAAAACCGCACCAGCGCCGGCGGGCAATCCGTCGGCCTGGACGGTTCACCAGCCCCGTACAGGATGGGCCAGGCGCTGATCGCGCAATACGTCGGCCTACTGGAACCGTGGCTGGATATGCGAAGCGAACTCCAATGAGCTTGCTAACCGAAGCCCGGCAGACGGTCACCGACGCGCTGACCGCGAACGATATTCCCGCCGTGATGACCACGCCGGCCGTGCTAATTCCACCGGTCGTGATCGTGGAACCGACCGACCCGTGGATAGTGAACTGGACGCTGCAAAGCGTTCAGGTGTCCCTAGGACTGTCGGTGGTCGTGAACGTCAGCGACCAGGCCACGGCGTTAGCGAACCTGGAATCCCTGGTGGACGACGTACTAGCCGCCCTACCTGGGGGGTCATTGTTGGAAGGCGTAGCCGTCCCGCAATACGACGACACCGGCAGCCAGGGCCAAATCCTACGAAGCACCGTAACCATCCAACTAGCAGTAAGGAACCCCTGATGGCAACAATCATCAACAGTAACGATTGCACGCTGACTATCGACAGCGTGGACTACACCTGCCAGATCACCGACGCGTCCTTGTCGTCCACAGAATCAGGCGCCAGCACGTTCAGCACCCTGTGCGGTGATTTCGGTTCAGCCGGCGGCACCAGCTGGGAACTAGCCATTAGTTTCGCCTACGACTCCGGCGCAAGCGAAAGCCTTTTTGACGCGCTGTGGGACAACGACGGTTCTACCGCCGCGTTCGTCCTGTCAGCGGCAGCGTCAGCGCCCGGCAGCACGTTCACCGGTGAAGTGACGCTAGTGGCGACAGGTATGCAGATCAGCGCCGGCCAGGTCGTGACCTGTGACGTAACGCTGCCCTGCACCGCGAAGCCGACCCGCGCCACCGTTGTCCGTAACGCACCAGCGGCGGCCACCACCACGAAGTAACCCACAAATAACGGGAAGGAAAAAAAGTGAACACGCTAGTAATCAAGGTGCAGGACGGCGAAACCCAACGGGAAGTAGCCATAGGTTTCGCCGTCCTGTGCGAATACGAAGAAAAGCACGGCATTAGTTTCCAGCAGCTGTTACAGGACGAATACAAACTGAGCCGGATAACTGAATTGCTACACGCGCAACTGCTACGGAATGGGGAAACCGAAATGACCCTGGACGAATACCGCGACAGCCTGACGGCGTTGCCGGTGTTCGACGTGGCAAACCCTACGAAGGCCCGGAAGGGTCAGTAATGCGTTTGATCGCCGAAGTGTCAGCCGCGACGCGGATACCCATGCCGCAGTTGCGGGAATACACGCCCGGCGAGCTGGCGACCCTGTTGGCGGTAATGCGTAATGGCTAACAATCTGACGGCAAAGGTCGAAGGCATAGACGAAGTTGTGCGGGAACTGAAACGCGTCGATAAAAAAGCGTTCTACAAAGCGCGTAACCGCGTGAAGAAATACACGAAGTTTGTTAAGGCGCGGTACGAAGCCGAATGGCGTTCGTTCGACTGGCCCAGCGGTTTCTACCACGAAGGCCGAACCGGTATCGGGAAAGACGGCGACCGTGGCCCGAAAGTAGATATTAAATTAGGGGGCCGGCTAAAGACCACCAGCGACATTAGCGGTAAGACCCGTGAACGCCCGCTGTTGTCGGTTGTCCTGAAATCAGCGCCCCACGCGATAGCGGATATGGCCGGCACCGGGCAGCTCAGTCAGGCGTTAGGTGGCCGGCCGTCCCGCGTCCAATGGCCCGTAGCCGAAGACATTAAAGACGACGTAGTGAAAGCCGTTAAGTGGGCTTACGAAAAAACCGCCAAAGAAGTAAACGTCAAACTTAGGTGGGACCAGTTCTAATGGCAATCGTCGTACCCATCGTTAGCACCTGGAACCCGTCAGGGTTAAAGCGGGCGACCGCCGATATTAAAAGGGCCGAAGGCGGGCTAAACAAGTTCGGCGCGGCAGCGAAAGCGCTGGGGCCGCTGGTCGCTGTCGGCGCGGCTGTCGGTTCAGCGGCGTTAGTCAAAATGGCGGCCGACAGCGTGCAGGCCGCCAACGATATGGCCGAAAGCCTGAACAAAGTCGAAGCCGTATTCGGTTCCAGCGGCAGGGAAGTCGTCGCCTGGTCCGAAGACACCGTAGCCGCGTTGGGTATGTCGTCTGGTGCGGCCCTGGAAGCGGCCGGCAGTTACGGCAACCTTTTAACATCGTTCGGGGTCGCGTCGGATACGGCCGCCGAGATGTCAATTCGGATCACCGAATTAGCAGCTGATCTGAATTCATTTAATAACCGGACCGACGCCGCACAAGCCCTATTAAGCGGCCTGTCCGGTGAAATGGAGCCGTTAAAGAAATTCGGCGTCGTCCTAAGTGACGTGAGGCTGAAAGCCGAAGCGTTGGCGATGGGGCTGGAAGTCACCAGTAAGCCCCTAGACCCACTCACGAAAAGCATGGCGGCGTATTCGCTGATCCTGAAAGACACCACGAACGCGCAGGGTGATTTCGCCCGCACCGCTGACGGCCTAGCCAACACCCAGCGCGTCCTATCAGCGGCCGTGCAGGACGCGAAGGAAGAAATCGGCCAGGGACTGTTGTACGGAATCCAGGCCGCGACCGACGCCATGGGCGGGTCGGGTGGCATGTCCGAAACCATCGGCGACCTGACCGACGACGTAGCGGATTTCACCTACGGCCTAGGTGTCCTGACATCAAAGTTTGTTGGCCTGAATAAGCAAATAGCCGACGCGACCAATAACAGCCTAGACCTGGCGAAGATTTACCGGGGCAGCCTAGCGATCGGCACCGCCGGCATTAGCGAAGGCGTAATAAGGGCAGCCGAAGGGATTATGAAACTAGGCGAAGAAACCCGCCTAAACGAAGAAGCGTCGAAAGACGCCGCCGAAGCCGCCTATGCCCTGGAAGCCGGTTACCGCGCTAACGCCGCCGCCGCCCGCGACGCCGCCGCAGCCGCGTGGGAAGCCACGAAAGCAAGTCAGGCGTACACGTCAGCCGCCGACATACTTTCCCTGAGCCGTAAAGAAATCCAGCAGCAGGACGCCGCCGGCCGCGCCCGCTGGATCAAATTCGACGAAGACCTAGCCGCCCGCCGGAAAGCACAAGAAGAATTAAATAAGGAAATAAAGCGGGGCGGGGGCGCCAGTAGCGCCGCCGCAGCAGCGGAGAATAAGTACGCCGAAGCTGCCGAACGGGTGGCCGACGCGTTTGACGCGCAGGTAGTGAAACTGAATGAAGCGATAGAAGCCCGCGACGCCGTACAGGAACTGTACGACGATATGGCGAACGGGATTAACAGTTACCTGTCGAACACCGTGGATATCGGCGCTGCCTTTAGCGCGAATGAAGACGCGAAGAAAGCGGCCGAAGAAGCGGGGGAAGCGTTTGCGGGTACGTGGGTCACCGCCTTTAAGCAGCAGATAGAAGACGCGCAGGAATTGGACGCCGCACTAAAGGCCGTCCTAGCGACGCTGAACCCCGCCGACACGTTAGGTAACGAACGCCTACTGGAACAGCTGCTGGCACTTGACCCAGCGACGGCGAAGAAAGTGGCCGACGACATCGTGAACCAGGGGATAGGGCCGGCGCTGGCGGCCGACCTAAGCGGCCTGGATTTCGACGCCGGTACCGCGTGGGCCGATCAGTTTTACCAGGCCGGCCTAGACAGCGCCAATAACACCGTGACCGCGATCAGTAACCAAGTGAAGGCCGACCTAGGTAAATACAAAGCAATCGGGAAGAAAGCCGGTGACGCGTTCATGGAAGGGTACCGGGCCGCCGTCGCCGGTCTGCCCGCCGGCTACAACCCAAGCCGCAGCACGCGGTCTGGTGACAGCGTGACCCGTTCCACGCCGGTTTACAACGTCACCGTGAACGCGCCCCTAGGCGACCCCATCGCTGTTAGCCGCGCCCTGGACGACGTGCTACGTAAAAGTGAACGCCGAACCGGGGGCCGGCTATGACCGCCGACCTGGACCTGGTGGCCGAACGGCTTACCTACGACATCATCGCCGAAATCGGGGAACGGAACGTGTCCTGTTACGTCGCCGCCGGCGCCACTATCGACTACGGGGTGCGATCACCTGACGCCCGCATGACGGCCACCACGTTCTACGGTGAACTGATTTGGAACCTGCCGCCCGGCCAGTACCCGCCGATTGTGTTCCCTGGGCAGAAACAGCAGGGCTACACCGACCCATATGACGACCTGTGGGGCGCGTCCACCACCATTCAGGTCGGCGACCAGATCACCATACGAACCGCCAGCAGGATCATCGGCGGGCAAGGCGGTTTCACCGACCCATACTCTGACCTGTGGGGCGGCTGGGGTGACTTCCAATCCCTGCGGTTCACCGGTTACATAACCGCGATCACGTACACCGACGGCCGCATAGCCGTCACCGGTGTCAGCAGTCAGGAACTGTGGGCCAGGGCCGAGATAGACGTAGCCGGCTGGCCGCAGGAAGACGAAGCCGACCGGGTGCAGCGAATCGCCGACACCGTAGGTATGACGATCAACGTGGAAACCGGTGGCGCCGGCCCCACCCTAGCCGCGTACAGCACCACCACCGACAGCGACGGCAACGTAAGACCGCAAACCGTCAGCCCCTGGCGCGAACTACAAAACACCGCCGACAGTTGCCGGGCAAGTATCTGGATCGACCGCAACGGCGATATCCAATACAGGGCGCACGACGCGCCCGACGGCCCCACCCGATACATGCCCTGTAAAGCGACCCTGCGGGAATCCCTAGCCCTGGAAATGGAAGTGGGCCGGGTCGTGAACACCGCCCGCGTCAGGTACGGGGACGACAACCTGACCGGGCAGTACCGGGACGACGAAAGCGTGACCACCTACGGCGAACGCGTCGCCAACTACACCACGATTCTGGCCGACGAAGCACAGGCGCAGGTGTTCGCGGAATCAAAGCTGGC